CGGTAAAGAACCGGTAGAATGGAACTATCTGCTACATACGGTGGAACTGCCTATGGAGGTGGGTAAGGAAGAAGGAGGATTGCGCATCCTGGGTAAGAATAAAGCGGATGGAATATCGATAGCTCATTTATATTCTTCACAGGAGATGACTTATGCACAAACGGATACATTCTTTGTAGCCGCCCTTGACTGGAAAAAGCGTCTTGGCAAGGCTCTTGCTAATCATTATCATTTTACGGCAACGACAACTCCTTGCAATAAAGTGTTTTTTCTCAATATAATCGATGTACATGGAAACAACCGCGCCGATGCCGTGATAAATCATCAGGGAAATCGCATTACAGTAGAAGGATGGGTTATTGAATGTAATCTGGATAGTGAAGGCAAAGCGTTCCTGCACATAGAGAATACGCAGAACGATGCTTCACTGGACTTCAACTATAATTCGAATAAGGGTGCTACGACTATCGTCGATCAGGTAGGCGGAAAGAGAATAGAGAAAAGACTGGTTGATTCCTTACCGAAACCTGAAATATAAAACCGAATATTAAATCATGAAAGTTACTAATATTACGGGGCTCAATACAAAATGTGGCATGAATGAAATGTAGGGCGAAGTACGTGAAACCGCCTGTACATCGGTAATTGACGAGTGTCGCGTGATATATTGGGGAAGAAAACAAAAAGTTCCGTTCCTTCTATTTTGCTTCCATTGCTTCTATATTCATTCCGGTGGACTATGCTGTAAATAAGGGAAACAATGAGAAACAGATTGAAAAGATGAAGAAAAGGTTGTATGTTACTTCTGTTTTAGGCTTAAAATAAAGGCTATACGCTCCACTTAGATGAGTATATAACCTTTTATTAATTTAGATATAGAAATACATTACAGCGGCTTAAAAATATTATTTTCGCGCGCTTCGAATAAGTGTTCCTTGTTGTATGATCGCTTTTTTAGTAGCGAAGGAAACACCATCGGACAACCCCTTGTGGCGTAGGGTTTCTTCCGTAATACCTATCTCTTCAGCAGTAAATTCAGAATAGATTGCTGATATAGAACCAAAAAAACGGCTTGTTTTTTTGAAAATGAGATGAACATGTATAACCTTAGTCTCTTTAGCCATGATCTTACTTTTAGATATTTATAATACTGAAAACTTCCATATAATTACTATATAGAAGTTTTTCTAATTGCAAATATACGAAATAAACAAAGAAAATAAGATGTATTTTTGTTTATTTCGTGATAAATACAGACTTATGGAAAAGATTTAATTTATTGTTAAAATAGCCTATACCCATGCCAGCACCCTTTAAACACCCATTAGAAAATAGAGACAAAATGTGAATATCACCCATTAAACACCCATTAAAAAAGAAGTGTTTTTATTGTTGAGTTTTACCCTATAATACTGGTATATGCATTGAGTTATACCCTATAATACAACTTTTAGGGATGCAGATGTTTTGATAATATGGTGAAAAACAATGATTTATAATAAAATATAATGTTTGATATTAAGTTAACCTTTTCATAAGTAGGGACATTTGACTTTTCAAAGCATCCACATCGTCCTCTAAATGGTTTACTTTATCATAATATGTCGCGTTAATATTAGGCATCTTTGCACTTAAATACCATTCCACATATAGTATAGTATTAATTTCATCTTCCATCAAATTAAAGTTTGGGTAATTAGCTTTATCAACATTATCAGAGGTACAAACTATAAAACCATGTTCACGGAATCTATTTTTTATGCGTTTCACGTAAGCACGTCCACTTCTGTCGCTTACCACATATACATGATTGTCTTTAATCTCATTCCATTCACTTCGATCCAATAATCTTAAGATGAGATATGAACAGTCTAATAATGTCGGAGACATACTTTCTCCTCGTACTTTAACACAGAAATATTTTCTATTCCTACGTAACATATTGTAAGGAAGCCTAATAGTCTCCACGACTTCTATAAAATCAGGATTTTCACATCCATAACCTGCAGCTACAGATATATCAACGATAGGGATTGACTCAAATTCCGACTCTATTGGAACGATTTTAGAAATTTTCGTTTGATTGTCATCACGCAACATTGAACCACATCCAGCAAGCAACCAATCCGTAGAGATATCGCTATAATATGAGAGAAATTTCAATAGGTTATCTTCAGACATTCCATTTGGTTGACTCAATACGCCATTGGTTATGCCTGTATTTTTATAACATTCATACTTTGTAATCCCTTTAAAATCTAAATATTGCAGAATCCTCTGCTTTAATACTGAAAAATCTCTCATATTTTCTTTCATAATTGAAATATCTCTATTATATTTGCAGCGTGTTACAGATTAACAGCGCTCAAATGTATGAATAATAACTCAAAAATAAAAAGGTATGAAACAAATAATTGAATTAAGAGACACTGAAAAACGAAAGATGATTGCAGAAACATTTGGAATATCTCTCGCAAATCTTAGTCAAATACTCCGTTTCAAACGGAATGGAAAGAATGCAGAAGCAATTCGCAAAATGGCACAAGAAAATGGCGGTATTAAATATACCGAAGGCAATGAACCATCCAAAGTTAAGGTTTTAGACTCTCGTGGAAATGTTACAAACATTATTAATCAATAATTTATCTGCGATATGAAAACTATTAGATTTATTCAAAACGTGATGGTAGGAGTCGGTATAATCACTGCTATCGCATTAGTTGACCGGATAGAGGTTGAGCCATCAAACATGTGGGCGGCTACTGTAATAACAATACTTTCTGTAATTATTGTCATAGAACGAGAACTAAAGTCAAATAACCAATAACGGAACGCAAGAATAGAACTTCCTTCAGGATAGCAACTATTAATTTGAATTTGCCATGTATTTCAATAGGTAGTAGTAGAAAGATTGGGAAGTAGCTACAATTCCGGGGCGGTGCCGGAACTTGCACAAATAATAATATTAATATAATGGCTGAGATATTTAATAATCGGATTTGCGTGTTTGCGAATGAATTAATCATCTTCAATCCCAAAACGCAAGTTGGGAGTGAAGATGGGTTCATTCCTGAAGGAACATACTATTCGATGGCGAGGAACGGGCAACTTATCGTACTCCGTCGTGGTATTCCCGGATGTCCTGCCCTAGTAGATTTTGAAACCATGAGAAAGGACATAAAGAAAGAGTACATTGTACGTAAGGGTGATCCCCGTGCGGAAATTGCCGCTAAAACACAGAAATCCATACTGGAAGATGCGATTGTCTACAGCAATGCCGCCTACGAGTTTTTCAGTGTAAAATACCGCTATGACGGTGACAAGAAACTTCCCCCCGCGAAGATTGACGAATATACCCTGAATGTACGCATCATGAACGCACTTCTCTCCCTTCGTGATGGTCGTAAAGCCAACTCGATAGGCGGTGGCGGTACGCGCATCAACGTTTGGGAAAAGCTCTGCAAGTTGAGCAATGATCTGCTGACACTGAAAGACCCGAACGGGCGTGATATTTTTCCTCATAATCTGCCGAAGAACTGGAAGGCTTTAAAACGTAAATGCGAGCAATATGAAGCGGCACGACGGGTCAGCGAGGAAGAAGGCTATCGCAGTGTCATCCATAAATCGTATGGCAACAAATACGCGGCAGTCGTACTGAACGAGGACGCAAAGGCGGTGATGCATAAATTAATCAGTATGCATAACAATCTGAATAATGTTCAAATCATGGAAGAATACAACAAAGTGGCTTCCCTGATGGATTGGAAACCGATCGATAGTCCTACCACCGTTGAGAACTGGAGACAAAAATTTGCTCTCACAACAATGGCGGGAAACAAGGGAGACAAAGCTCTGAAGAACACACGCATGAAACAGATACACCGCGAAGCCCCGACACAAGCACTTACTTACTGGACGCTGGATGGATGGGATGCGGAACTGTTCTATCAGAAAAAGACTCCCAAAACGGTAAAGAAAAACGGTGAGGAAAAGAGATATATGTACACCACTTATACCAACCGGAAAACGATGGTAGTCGTACTTGACGCATGTGAAAAATATCCGGTAGGGTATGCCATTGGCGACCATGAATCACCCGCTCTTATTCGTGAAGCATTACGAAATGCGGTACAACATACCAAAGAGCTATTTGGGGAACGCTATAAGCCTTTACAGCTACAAAGCGACAATTATCAAAAGAAGGTGATGGTTCCCTTCTATGAAGCCATGACCAAGTACTATACACCAGCCGCTTTGGGAAATGCAAAGTCTAAAATTGTAGAACCCTATTTCAAACGGCTGAACGTGGAATACTGCCAAAAACAGGCGAACTGGTCGGGCTTCGGTATCACTGCCGACAAAGATAACCAACCTAATTTGGAAGTATTAAACCAGAATCACAAGTTCATCCCGGATGAAGCCACCGTTATTGCGCAATTAGAGGCTATAATAGCGCAGGAACGGGCAAAGAAGATAGATGCTTACCGCGCTGCATGGGAACGTACCGAAGAAGCCCGCAAAATGCCTTTCGGGATTGAGGAATATCTGATGCTCATGGGGGAAACCACCGGACGCACAAACAAGATCACAGGTTCGGGACTGTTTATCGAGTTCATGGGTGAACGAATCTGCTTCGACAGCTTCGACCTTTCTCTCCGCGACCATTACAACGAAGACTGGGTAGTACGCTTTGACCCGGACGATATGAGTCAGGTGCTTGTATCGAACGCAAAACGCCTGAAGTCCGGTCGTGTTGACAAAGAGATTGGGACATTGCAATACGTGCTGCAACGTGATATTAAAGTCCCGATGGCTTTGGCTGATCAGAAACCGGAACATTTTGAATACCGGACACGTGTCGACAGGTTCAACAATGAAATGGTGGAAACAGTAAAGGAGAAGGTGAAAGACGTAGACAGACGAATCACTACCATTTGTCAGCGTATCCCTGAAATAGCTGCGGGTACAGTTCTTGACCGCTACCTGATAACTGACAGCTTAGGACAACACAAGGATGTTCGGTCAAAAATGAGGGATGATGCCACGGACGCGGATTTCACGGAAGTGACTCAACATATCACCCGACAAAGTGTAGTAATGGCTTCCACCGGAACGGATGATGAAGATTACGATTACAACCCGCTGGACATGAATTTTTCAAGATGATTTAAAAACAATTTAAAAGATATACAACATGGATAATCAAGCATTAAAAATGTACATAGAGAAGTTAATCAATCGCGGATCATCTGCAACGGAGTTGGCGCGTAAATGTGGAATATCGGATACCGCCATGTCCCAATTCAGAAGCGGCAAGTATGGAGCTAACGAAGACTCTATCGCTGAAAAGATCGCTTCCGGTCTTAATTACTACGAAAACGCCTGGAATGTAGTGGAAAGCGTCACCAGTTACCAGCAGGTACGCACCGCGTTCGTGGCAGCCAAACGGAATCACAAATGGATGTGCATATCTTCCCGATCCGGCAGTGGGAAGACTCAATCCCTCATAGACCTTTATAACATGAGTACTGATAATTCAGTCATATATCTGAAATGCCGGAAGTGGACGGCACGTAAATTCCTGACCAAGTTAGCCACATGCATGGGGGAAACGGTAACGCGCTATATGGATAACGATGACCTTATGGACTTGGTTGTTTCACACATAAACCGCATGGCTGGAAAATCCCCTTTGTTAATCCTTGATGATGCCGGAAAACTGGCGCACAGTGCTCTTTGTACGTTGATACCTCTATATGATGATACTTTACACCGTTTGGGGGCTATCGTAGCCGGAACGGAGACGCTGGAACGCAATATAAAGCGTTATGTCGGTCGTGTAGAAGGATACGACGAAATAGACGGCAGATTTTGCCGGAACTACATCGCATTGCTGGGAGCCACAAAGAAGGATGTCAAAGCCATTTGCGCGGCAAACGGGATCAATGATACGGAGGAACAGGAAAACATTTGGGGAAAGTTGAATAAAGAGAAAAAAGAGCCTGTGCCGGGAAAATATGTTTGGTTTACCGATGATTTACGTGAACTGTCTGGCATGATCGAAGACCGTATAATCAAACAACAAATCGAGCGTGGAGAACTGGCATGAAAGTTTGGAGTCAGAAGAACCTAGAAGACATCCGACATGAATATATTGATTTTGACGGTGAATGGTATCTGGCATTCGGTCGTCCGGAAAAATCCGGTTGCTGGATCATTTACGGAAAGTCGGGACAAGGAAAAAGTTCTTTCGCTCTGCAGCTGGCACGCAAATTTGATGAAATGGGGCTCCGGGTTCTTTATTTAACACTTGAAATGGGCGCATGCGACGACTTCGTGAATTCCGTTCTTAGCGTCGGCATTCATAGTAAAACGAATAATATAATCTATTCGGATGAAGCCACCATCACAGAACTGGACGAATACCTCTCAAAGCAACGCAGCCCGGACGTGATAATGATAGACTCCATACAATACTTCGAGCAGCAAGGGGGAGCGAAAGCCCCCGAAATAATCCGCCTGCGCAAGAAGTATCCGCGAAAGATATTTGTCTTCATCTCGCATGTGGACGGGCGCGAGGTGGAAGGAAAAACAGCCTATGACGTGAAACGTGACAGCTTTAAAAGAATCTACGTGGAACATTTCAAGGCAACATTTATCGGACGTGGCAAAGGAGGTTCACGCGGATATTACATAGTATGGGCGGAAGGGTATCAAAAATATTGGATTGAAAATATTAAAAGCGATAATGATGGAACAGAAGACGAAGAAACCTATCAGTAAGAGCCTTATCAAACGCTTGCATATCATATACAGCGCACAAGGCATTGATGACGAACAAAAGCGGGCTATCCTGCTAGACCTGACAGACGGACGGACAAATACCACAAAAGAGTTGACATACAGCGAGGCAATGTATCTCTGCGGTTATTTGAACGGTGCGAAAAAAGAAAACCGGGATCTAACCATCACCGAACGGGAAATAAGGAGACGCAGATCGGCTGTCCTGAAGAGAGTGCAGCGGATCGGAATCGACACAACGGACTGGGGAGCGGTGAATGCGTTTTGCCTTGATACCCGGATAGCAGGAAAGAAGTTTCGCGAACTGGACGGGGAAGAACTTCTCCTGTTGATACCGAAGCTGGAGTCAATATTAAAAAAGAAAGAAGATGGCGGATATTAGTGCGGAACAACACCGGATAAACCGGATTAATGAATTACTGGATCGGCTTGACAAGATTCCCGGTGAGCTGGATGCCATACACGAAAAATTGTATGCCGGAAATATGAATCGTAACGAGTTTGCGAAGTTGGTAGACCAAAGGTCATCGCTTTATATCGAAGCGGAAAACAAGGAACGGGAACTGAAAGAAGTATATAAAATCAAATTGTAATTAATCATTTAAAAGTTAATAGTATGGATATTAGTAAATTGTCAAAAGAAGAAAAGGCGGAACTGTTGCGTAAACTGAAAGAGGAAGAAAAAACAGAGTCCATTCAGCGGAAAGAAACCTACGAAGCATTGAGGCATCAATTCATGTTCGATGTGGAAAGTAAACTCATGCCAGTGGTGAATGACGTTCAGGGCTTTTATGATTGGATTGTAGGTGAAAGCAAGGCTTTCCGTAACGTGATGCGTGAATACGGTCAGCTCCGTATGCGTCAGGGTGAAGAAACCGCCACTTTTTCAGTAGTAGACGGGAACTTCAAACTGGAGGTAAAAAGCAATAAGGTGAAAAGTTTTGATGAACGTGCCGATCTCGCTGCCGAAAGGCTGATTGACTACCTGAAGAATTATATAGCCCATTCGGAAAAAGGAGTCGATGATCCGATGTATCAAATGGCGATGACGCTTCTCGAACGTAACCGTCAGGGAGATTTGGATTATAAGTCTATAAGCAAGTTGTATGAATTGGAGTCACGTTTTGATGAAGAATATGCGGCTATCATGCAGTTGTTCAAAGAAAGCAATGTGGTATATAAAACCGCAACTAATTACTATTTCCATAAGCGTGATGAAAACGGAGTATGGCGTCGTATTGAACCTTCATTCTGTAGATTATGATCATAGCAGTTGACTTTGACGGAACCATTAGCCGGGGGAAATTCCCGGCTATTGACGGAGAGCAGCCATACGCTGGCGAATCGCTTCGGAAACTACATGATGAAGGACATAAAATCATTATTTGGACATGCCGTACTGGTGATCAGTTATTGAATGCCATCAACTGGCTGTTGGAACGCAAAATACCATTCGACCGTGTGAATGACCATGATCCTGAAAATGTCGCTAAATATGGAGAAGGCGGGAAAAAGATATATGCCCATTGCTATATCGATGACAAAAACATCGGAGGTTTTCCCGGATGGCTGGCATGTGTGGAGGAGATTGAACGGATGGAAGAAGCCTATAAGATTTCTTTAAAAGAAAAATGAAACGTCCCCCTATTAAATTCATAATCCAAATAGATGAAGACCGACTCTCGGAACTTATTTATTATTGGAATTACTACGACAAACCCTATGACTTACTTTTCCGCAAACCGAAAACACCGGGACTAGCCGCAGTAATATTGACGGTAGAAAGCGATGAGAGTGCGGACTTCCTATGGAGAATAAAAGAGAAAACAGGGGCAAAGTTATACCAAAAATAAAATCAAGTTACAATGAGAAAAGAATACTATAATTACATTGTAAAGATGCCCGCAGTGCTTCATGAAATGTTTCGTCAAAAGGTTTATGACAATCATTTTTCAGATATGAAAACTGTAATGACTCACTTAATAAATTCATATATCTGTACGTGTGACGGAAAGAAAGTTTCCAGAGCGACACAGCTTGTTCTTTCACACATGAAAAAGAATCCTGATATGGAATTCTTTTTCCGCCACCAAGAAAAGTCTGTTTTTGTTTTTGAAATGGATCATTCCGTTATCAGTGGCTTACAGCGTGCGATCGAAGTTAGTGGTCTTAACCGAACTAAATTAGCCATACACTTGATATGTTCTTTTATTTCAAGTGCCGACACTACCCTTCAAGCACTTTCCGGAGAGATTCTTGTAGGCTCTATCTCTTGTAATCAAGATACATACTTAATCCATACTTATGTGAGCGACTATCAGTATGTATTTCTCAAAGAAACGGCTATAACTAGAAAAATGAAAATAGAGGGGATGCTTACTGCAGCAGCGGAAATACTTGTAAGAAATGATGCTGATGCGGGCTATTACACACCGGACGTGCTTCAAAATATAGCAGATCGGGTACTTGCTATACAGGGAAGTACACTAAAGGATTTTCGTAGACAGAAACTGGTATCTATCCGGACGAACACCATAGGTTGTGACCGTATTCTCCTTTTTATGAGAAAGCATAATATAGCTTCATATAGAGAATTTCTTCGTCGAGTCGTATTATTCTTTTTAGAAGCACGTTATCTGATTTATAAAAAAGAAATAGATATTCAGGGTGATGATTTACCGGAGGACAACACTGAAGACTGGGAAGAAAATCTGTATAAAAATTATGCTAAAAAAGATTTTGTAAGAAGTATTTATATATAAATAGAAATGGTAAAAGTAAGAATTGTACAAGCAACTATCGGATACTACGAAGTAGAAGTGAAGCGGGCATGGTATTTGCCTTGGGCTACTGTGTATGATGGATGCATGCCTTGGCGTGGATCTGCCAAACAAGCGCAAGAACTAAAAGTAAAATTACTATTAAGATATTCGTAATAAGAAAGAAAGGAGCTAAATAATGCCAATAAGTGAAGTGTATAATATGGACTGTATGGATTACATGAAAAGTATTCCTGATAAGTTTTTTGATTTGGCAATAGTCGATCCGCCCTACGGAATTGATAAGGCGTTTACGCCAAACAGTCGAATTTCAAAATACGGTCAAACTATTACTGCAAACGATAATAAGCCTAATATAGTATATTTTGACGAGCTGTTTAGGGTTAGTCATAATCAGATAATATTTGGATATAACCATTTGTCTGATATGTTACCAAAATGTAAAGAATTTATCTTTTGGTATAAACATCAACCTGCAATATCCTATGCAGATGGTGAACTCGCTTGGACTTCATTCCAGAAATCCGCAAAGTGTTTTGATTTCCCATATTTTGGAAACATAAACTCTGAAAAAAAAAGAATGCATCCAATGCAAAAGCCAGTCAAACTCTATTCATGGATTCTAAAAAACTATGCTAAATTAGACGATAAAATACTAGATACTCACTTGGGGAGTGGAAGTAGTAGAATAGCCGCCTATAAAATGGGATTTGATTTCTATGCTACTGAAATAGACAAAGAATATTTTAATGCTCAAGAAGAACGCTTCCGGTGTGAATGTTTCGGTGAAATAAAAACAGAGAAAGGAACTTTAGTACAAACAAGCCTATTTGGCGTATAACCAATAGAGTAATGAGTAAAAATATAAGTGTTAAAACAGAAGAACCGTTCTGCCAGTTAGTAGGATTGCCAGGGGTTAATCGAGATATTGATTCGTACTGGATTAATGATACAAGTGATATTAAACCGACCCTTGAACTCGGATTCGCATGTACTGCTGCCGGAAACAATGGAGCGTTAAATATTTGGAAGGATGATGCAGGAATAATTCGTGGCGAATTGTCGCGATGGCGTTTAACTGTTGAAGAAAAGATATTTTCTAATTATTCAGAAGCAGAAAAATGCGTTGGTGAATGGCTTGAAAGAATTAATTAATAACAAGTACGAAATGACCTATAATAATGCCAATAAGTGAAGTATACAACATGGACTGCATGGAATACATGAAGGATATTCCTGATAAGTTCTTTAATCTTGCAATTGTCGATCCGCAATACGGAATAGATATTATGCATAAAGGCGGAATGCCAAAACATTTAGGATTTAAGCAGTATGAACGAAAAGATTGGGATATGGAGCCTCCGGGAGAAGAATATTTTCAAGAACTGTTCAGAGTATCTGAAAATCAGGTAATATTTGGAGGAAACTACTTTACTCAATACCTTCCCGCTAGAATGGGTTGGATTGTTTGGGATAAGGGGCAACATGGATTAACCATGTCTGATGGTGAATTGGCATGGAGTAGTTTTGACAAGGCTCTTCGGATCATAACTCTAAATCGGTGTACAATTGGAGAACGAGGTGGAAATATCCATCGTTGTCAGAAGCCTGTGAAATTATATGCTGAAATATTAAGAAAAAACGCCAAAGAGGGAGACAAAATTTTTGATAGTCATTTAGGTTCAGGAAGCAGTAGAATAGCAGCTTATGGGTTAGGCTTCGATTTCTATGCCACCGAAATAGACGAAGAATACTTTCAGGCACAGGAAGAACGTTTTCGTCGGGAATGTTTCGGAGAACTCAAAACCAACAAAGGGATTCTAGTACAAACAAGTTTATTTGGTGTATAACTAATAACAAAATAAGGATGAAGAAATATTTCGTGCAAATAAACTGGTTGAGAAAGATGCTCAACTTCGGTTGATGTAGAAAAGAAAAAGCCACGATATTTGTGGCTTTTTCTTTTTTTAGATTTTAGAATAATGATATTTGTTTTCCTTGCATGTTATCATAATTACATATCATCCATTCCTCTTGCTTCCTTCGGTTCGTTTTGCTCGCGCTAATTGTGCGTTCGATACGATGAATGATCCATCCATTTTTATTGGTATAATCTTCAATTATAGGTAAAGGAAACATGGTCAGCATGAATTTACCTTTAACGGTTTCCAGCAGATTCAACAAATCTTCCATACTTTTTTCATTGAAGCAACCTTCATAATGACCGCAATCTGTATTAATATATGGCGGATCGACAAAATGAAACGCATCCGGGTTGTCATAACAGGAAATCACTTCCAGTGCGTCCCGATTCTCGATCGTCACGTTTTCCAAACGCGTACATAAATGCTCTGTAAACAGGTCTTTAGCACCTGCCACCTTTTTAGGCATTTCCCCGTTAAAGTCGTATCCAAATGTCGTTTCTATTTTTGAAGCAAAAGACATTTTACACAAAGCCCAAATAGCCCATGCGCGTTGTACCTGACTGAAAAACTGTGGATAGTTAAGTATGTGCGCAGCATGGGTATGCATATCCCTGCAGTGCAGCGTTTTTTCAATTTCTACCTTTAATTCCTGATAGTTGATCTTTGCCATCCAATAAAATGTCGTCAGATCCATATTCAGGTCGTTAATGATTTCTGCACCGACTGGATGCTTTGCGAACAATACAGCCGCACCACCACAAAAAGCTTCAGTATATAACTTGTGTGAAGGAATAAGGGGAAGGATATGCTTCAGCATCGTTTGCTTCCCGCCATAATAAGAAATTGGAGTTTTCATTTTGGTTATTATTTAAATGTTACTACTTTTGTCGCACCACTCATGTATGAAACAAAAATGCGCAACAACGCAGCAGAAGGTATTAGCCCTCGGCTGTGCGTTGTGGCGCATTTTTGTTAGTACGTGAGTGGTATTACTACTAACAGGCTGGGGGCTTTTTTATAGCCTTTCCCCCACAGGCTTATATTCAATTTTGACAAATCACTGAAAATCCGTATATTTGCGCTTATAATAGTGCTTTCTTATGCGGAATCCTGAAATGACCAAAATACGTGACCGGAAGATGGTAGAAACGTTCTATCTTCTCTATGATAAAAAGCGCATCCGTTTGGAGGATGTTCTTTTGCGTATGAGTCATGACCTGTTCTTTCTTGATCAGAACTACATCTACAAACGGATTTTTTATATATCGGAGAATTTATCATATTACGAACAATTAAAAGAGGGCAAAAAGCCCGATTCAAAAAAGAACGATACAAATCAACTTAGTCTTGGTTTTTAACCGTTGTATCATAGATGATACAGCGGTTCTTCGTCTTCCGTTTTCTCCAGTAAGTCCCCATTGCTAATTTTCATTTCACGGTCTTTCATGTCGGCATGGCTTGCAAGTTCCATTGTGGTGTAATCCATGATTTCACATTCAAAGCTGATCCGGTACAGGTTTCCCGCACCCCCCGACTCTTCCCGTCCGACATGGGTACGTCGGAGCGTGCCGAAGTTCTTTCCCGATTTTCCGTGTAACATCATCCCCAGCAATGTCAACAGGTCAAGAAAGGACAACGCCTCTTCCTGCATTGCCGCACCTTCGTAGGTATCGGAAAAAGTTTCGTAAAACAGCCGGAAATCAATCTGCGTGTGAAGCCGCTGAACGAGTAACCCTTCATCCTCAATACCCAGCGTATTAAATTCAATGAATACAGCCGGGGACGAAAAGGGATGTTCTTCATCGAGAAAACTAACCTGTTCATGCCACATGTCTATATGTTCAATCCCCGGTGTATTTTCCATCCGTTCCCTTAGCTCGGAATACTCATCCGGGATAGATGCGAGGAACTCATCTTTGCTCCGTATTATTTCAACCAGTTCTTTGTAGCAGTCTGTCCAAATCATAACTATATAGATTAAATATTCGAGAATCGTTTGTCAATCTCCGATGCGATCCATGTATCGAGTTGCTTCATAAACGTAGCGGACTCACCCATATACTGACGTTTGGGGATTCTTATCCTGCTGCCTACTTTTTTAAGTGCCATACTTTTGTAAAAGGAAGCCATTGTAGACAGCCGCTCATTGGCTTTATTTTGCCGTAATTCGCCATTTTTCCTCTTTTGCATTGATCCGGTCGACTTCATGTACAAATACCAAAAATAACGTTTCATTCGCTCCGTTACGACAATGTACCCGCCTTCATTGTGGATCTTGGCATAAGCCAGCGGATCGGTCTGATAAATGATACGGTCTATTCCACGGCTGACCGCATGGATGCTGTCGCGAAGTTTCCCGCTTTGTATCAATACGCCACGATCCGAACCAATTGTGAGTGACCTTTTAGCCCACGGTGTCAGTGATGTATCAAGAAACCCCTGCCTGCGAAAACTCTGCTTGAAGAAGTTCACACCCGCAACTTTCGCGTAGCGGTGCGCATCTTCTACCAGTGTGGATAATTCTTTAAAAAAATCAGGTAATTCAGTTCTTTCCATTTGCATTTCAAAATAAAATTGTATATTTGCAATGTTCGCGGCTGTAACAGGTCAAGAGCTCCCTTCAGGAGTGGTAGTTTCGGCTACTGCTCCTGAAGTTCTTTAAGAAGGTCGGTTGCTTTTCCGTCCACCACGTCTTGCCATGACACTTTCACGGCTTTTCTCTTATAAATGAACACCATCCGCTGCCCGGCATACTTTTCGCCATACAGTTTGTATATGCCGTTCAGTTTGTTTTTCAGCATTTCCGGTTCGACAGTGTCAAAAGCGCTCAAATTGAATACAGTATATTCGCACTGCTGTTTTTTCGAACTGTCAAGCCCGTGTTTTATACCGCCCAGCCCCTGAATATTTTTCAGGTCTGCCAGCTTTTCGTTAATCAAATATTCCGGGTTCTTTACCCCGTCCTCGTTGATGTGCGGGCGGATTTTTACTTTCATCTTCAGTTCCTTTGAAATTACCCGTGCGCTTTCCACATTCTTTGCCAAGTCTTTCGGATCAGCAAAGTCGCTGATCATCACTTTCGATTCCGGATCACGATGGTAAGGGGCGTATATTTTATTCCGCTCCGTCTCTTTCCTGATTTTTATCAGGTCATTGTCCGGCATTGAAAAATAAGGATGTGCAACCGTGAATATCTCACCGGATTGACCTACGTTATTCGCAAAAGCATCCGGTATCGTCACAATAGGCGTAGCAGGCGTTTCCGGTTCGTCCGTTTGTTCGACATAACACCTGCACCGATATCCGTTGGGCGGGTAGTTCTGCAGCCAAAACGGATCGTTAATAGGTTTTACGACACCATCCAGTATCCTATGTGATTCTCTTACCCGTTCATCCCCGGCAGTCACATACTTCAGGTTAGGCATTATATCCGCATTCTCCTTGAACTCCTGCCATTCACTGGCGCGTCTGCCGCTTGTTTCTGCCGTTTCAAATTCCGTGCGAAGGTAATTCTCATTATAGTCTTTATGAATTGCCATAACCTTTTCCCGGAAGTCCTCATAAGAAAGTTTTTTCCCCTTATCATCATAAAGGGCATCATTCATCTCCTTAATTTCCTGATACGTCTTCGCTCCGGAGAATTTGAACAAGTTGTCACGTATCCGTTGAGGTTCTTCCGCCTGTTCCGGATCATTATAGTCGTCTTCTCCCCATCCTTCAGCCGCCTTCTTATTCAGTTCCTCGTATGTCTTTCTGAATAATTCCCCGTCAATATTCCCTGTCTTAACTTTACGTTCGTAAACCTGTTTCATCACTCTTCCTATGATACTGCTGAAATCATACTCCCCGGCTTCCATGACAGGCGACGTTACTGTTTCATCGTCCGGTTCGGTCTTTTTTTTTTGAGGGTCTGTTTGGGGCTGATTCGGCAATGTTCCTCCCTGCTGCTCACCACCGGGATTTTTCTTTTGACCAATGATCGGCAAACCTGTTTTTTTAGCAACTTCTTCATGGTCAAACTCAAAGGTATAAGCCAGCTTGTTGATTGCTTCGATGTATTCCGTGATAGACAAACTTTCCGTGTCGTCCCACTTCAGTTTCAGCCTTTCAAGCGGTTTGTATACCGGGCTGATCTTTACCAGTTTGGGAATGATAATGTAATTGAAATAAAACTGGAACAACATTTTATCATATTCGTGCCGCGATTTTTCAACACGTTCATGTACTTCTGCCGTACCTTCCCACGCACCGTTTTCAGTTGTTCCCGTCTGACCCAGCAAACGTTTACTGATCTGGTTGTCACATCGTTCCTCTAACGGTAAAAAAGCATTGGTTGTGTTTCCCCCGGCTTCTTTCCCATACTCGACCGTTTCGTTTCCTTGCAGCACAGCAAAGAAATTATTCCTGAAGTCCGTCATCATTTCGAATAATTCGTCCATCCGCTTTTTATCCATTCTGTCTGAAGTAACAAAGACGGGCGGAACACCATATTTTTCGATATAATTCATCCATGCCCCCAATCCTAATTTCTTGGCAAGAATGATGACCGCCAGTTCGTTGAGCATCCCCAGCGACCACGGATTCCCGAATTGTACATAGTACGGTTCAAGCGCACCGTCTTTGTACGACCATCCAGTCTGGTCTGATTCCTCCCTGATGATGATTTGTTGTTGTGGAATGTAATTTGACATGGGAATTTCTTCGACATGGCTAATTTCCAAATTATCATCAAGGTGGGAAAGATCGGCAAGTGATACCCCCTGTAACTGATGCAGAAAACAGATTCTGATAAGCTGGTGAAACCATGGACGATCCAGTAATTTTTTTGCTTCCTCATCTTCATTGTCATTATCATCCACAAGGTTATATTTTGCCTGTTGCACAGGTAAGACGCGATTGTCAATGGTCGTCTGCAAATGTTCATCGTTATATAACGACTGAAAAAAGCGGTATAATAAACCACGTCTGGGATCATCCGGATCGGTAGCTGCGGTCACTGACATGATCCAGTCGTCAATGGTCTTTTCCCGATAAACAACAGCCTGCCTTTTATACATTGTTCCTGACGTTGGCAACCCACTGCTGTCCATTCGATAATAATACTCATTGAGTACATTCTTCAGGTTCATCCGACGAATAGCCTTCTGTTGAAACCAGTTGAATATTTCTCTTAATTTTTTGTACATAACATACCTTTTAAAAGCGATTTAAAAACTATTTAAAGAAACCATCCACCATTGCGCGTGTGCCCGTATAATATGGGATATTGCGCGTTCCCGTCTTCATCCGTTACCGGGGGAATATCCTGTGGCAAAGTCATGATCCCGTCGCGCAGTTTGACAAGTATGCCGTCTGCCCAATCGTTCAAGCCCGACAAGGAATCCGGAACTTTACGGGTTGCATTCCGGCTGACAGCACGACAGGCTGTGATACATGCGACCACACGTACCAACAACCCTGTCCGGATCGGAGGATCACCAAATATTTTCCCCACGTCGTAACGACCACCGATATAGGCGCACACTTCACTTATGACAAGGTCTTCAATCCCTGCCAGTATCTCTTCTTCTTTCTCTATACTTTCGATCAGCAACCGATTCTGTATGATGGTTGTCAGATCATCCATGTTGATGTACTTCATAGTTACCAAGTGTATTTACGTTTATATCTTCCCGCTTTCCACGGTCGTGACGCGGGTTCATCCTCTGATTGTGGGGGATCAGTGTATATTTCAAGTTTCTTCACCGCCTGTTCATCGGCATCCGGACTGTCGTCATGTTCTGTCATACCCGGTTCAACCGCATACAATTGCTTTAAGCCGACAGCAATGTCAGGGTTTGACTTTAGCAGTTCATTGACATACATACGACCGTTCTGATAATACGGGTGCATGGAAAGCATACGAAGCAACTTGGTCATCGTTTTGGGAGTTTGTATTGGAACCAAATTAAGCTCCACCCCCGTTTCCGCTTCAGCTTCCTCAATGTTCCGTTTAACTTCATCATTCCAGAATTGACTCTCATATTGCCAAAAACAGATAATGCCCCGCGCCTTAAATTCCGCCTGCTTCATGCACATCCACTGTACACATAGTTTCATTTTTGACTGTTTGACAAAACCATCAATCAGCCAAAATTCATTCCTGTGCCGTCCCCAAATCTTACATGCGTTAAAGTCACTTGTATCTGTCCCGGCATACGCAATGTCCCAATGTGCTACAATCGCATTCATCGTGTGCAAGTCTGGGAGTTTTCCCCACTTCACCATTTCGGGCTTGAATATTCTACCTTTGACAAGCGGGACATGGTTATACTCCGCGTGTGCCGCGAGAATACCCATGTCTTTTTCCTGTTGACGATAGAACTGGGCGGAATACATCGATTTCCACGCTGGTTCATACGTTACCGGATCATAAGCCTTCACCAAGTTCCAATCCCAATCAGGATGCCGTTGTTTTAACAATGTCTGAACCATCCGGGATGCAAAACGGTTGTTAGCACCTATCAGACGTCTGCGCTTTCCCGTCATGGTTGCCAGTATGTCCGCTTCGATCCAGTCCGCATAATCATCCTGCATCCGGTTATTTTTGATAGTCTGCGGTGTCTCCAAGTCGTCGATCACCCACAAATCCGGACGGTGCGCACCTTTACGAAGTCCGCGAACCTTTTGCTTCGCACCGAACGCCTTGCAAATAAAGCCGTTCATCGTTACAAAGTTTCCCTTTTCCCAATATCCCGGATTATACTGCTCGCCAAAGTCGTGTTTCAAAAGTTCGTTTGCCTCGAATTCCGCACGCAAATCTTCCAGCAGGTCACAAGCGCGGTCAAACGTATCGGAAACGATACACATATAATGCGTCTCACCGTTAATCCATAACCATAGGGGAATAATCACATCGTTCCACACCGACTTTGCAAGTCCGCGTCCCCATTCGGCATATCCCTTGTAAATCGGATCGTTCATCACCTTATTGGCATGAGCGATCTGAAAGTCCGCACAATCCGCTGTCGCATAATGCGGAAGATAAGTTTCAACAAGGTATTTGACATCATTTTTGGCACGCTGTATGCGGTTCATCCGAACTGTCAGAGATTCGTCCGGATCAATCAGGTTGCCTGTGCACCGTGCACGTTTTAACTTCTCCTGATACTCTTTGAGGGCTTTGCTATCTTCGACTTTCATTATCCCAACATTTTTGCGGCTTCGTAAAGGTGGTTCTCCTGAAAGTCCAGTGTTTTAAAATAAAGGTCTGCATTGTACACCTTCATCGCATCGAATATACGGCTCATGACATCAATGTAAATAGCCAGCGTAATCCGGTTCTTTTTGTCCACCTCCTTGAGCTGGTTTCCCCATTGCGCCACACTGTTATCAAGCGTAGCCGCCTGTTTTCGTAGTTCGAGCACCTTGTCACTATCACCTTCGGTAATGGCTTCGTCAATCATGCGCAGCAGCTCCAGTTTTTGGTCTGCAAGAATGTTGATAATCTGTTTCAGGTTGTCACCCTGTTTTTGTGACGAAATAACAGATGCCTGACGCTCTTTTTTCCAAAGTGCGTCATTCTCATTAATCCAGCTTGAAACAGACCTTTCCGACACGTTTATTCGTGTGGAAATCTCCTTGCACGTCATTCCTTCACGTACATAAAGGTCGTGCGCTTCCTTCTTCAATTTACGGTAGTATTCTTTGCTTGGCATATCGCTTCCTTTCGTTTACGCAGCAAAGGTCATATTTCAACACCACCTGTGGAAAACAGCTTTTCATGTTGGAACGTATTCTTTCCAAGTTGGAAAAAATACGTCCTTGTTAACACTGTTTTTTTTCCAAGATGAAAACGCTTTTTCCGTACCCGCCTTTCCTTTTCCAATTTTGCAGCATGAAATTTTAAATATCGCGAAAATGAATCTGACTGCAACAGCGGAAAACGGACGTGCCCGGATTGAACTCAAAGGCACAATATCAAAATGGAGGGAGACGGAAGCGGAATTCACTTCCAAAGTTGAGCAACTGATAAGATCAGGAATCAAGGATGTGCATATCTATATCAACTCTCCCGGTGGCGAATGCTTCGAAGCCAACGAGATCGTGAACGTGATCAAGAAGTTTCCCGGCAAAATTACGGGTGAGGGCGGTGCGCTGGTAGCCAGTGCGGCAACCTACATCGCTATCAACTGCACATCGTTCTCCATGCCTGCCAACGGGCTTTTCATGATCCATCAGGTCAGCGGAGGGGCATGCGGGAGAGTCGCTGATATTGAATCGGCTTTGGAGGTCATGCGTAAACTGAATGAGCACTATCTGAATGCCTTCCTGTCAAAGTGCACGGACAAGAAGAAAATCCGGGACGCCTGGGAGAAGGGCGACTACTGGATGAGCGCGCAGGAAGCGAAGGAAAACGGCTTTGTGACGGAAGTTACAGGCAAGGCAAAAGTCGATAAGACTATGGCACAAATGATTACCAACTGCGGTTACACAGGTGAAATTGAGATTACTGACTCTATTAATAACGAAAAATCAAAAAATGACATGGATTTAACAATGTTGACTACCCGCTTCGGAATGGACGCAAGTACCACGGAAGCACAATTCATCGCACAGGTAGACGTGTGGAAGCGTAAGGCAGACCGCGTCGACATGCTCGAAAGACAGGAGGAGGCACGCAAGGAACAGGAAATCGAAAACATCCTGAACAGTGCGATCAAGGAAAAAAGAATCACAGCCGACGTTCGTGACGACTGGAAGGCGAACCTGACCAGCAATTTCGATACCGCAAAGAAGCTGCTCGACGCTATCAAGCCTGTGGAAATGCCGGAAGTTCATGCTCCCAGTCTGACGGATACCACAAACAAAAAGTTCGAAGACCTTCAAAACGATCCGGAGGCTTTGAAAAATATCATGGAGAAGAATCCGGCTGAATACGAACGTCTTTTGAATGACTACATAAAGCGTAACGGAAAATAAAATACTAACCATTTAAAAAAAAGAATATGGCACAATCAGTAGACGGTCTTTATTTGAACAAGTACGTCGATCCCCAACTGTTGATCGAACGTCGCAATTACAGGGCGGACTTCATGCAGGTCTTAGGCTCTGTTCCTGCCGGAGCTTTGGCTGCGGACGGTGTACGCAGAAACAAACTGATTAACAATGTCGGTTTTCGCGTAAACAACACGGAAGATTTTGAACCGAAGCAAATGACCGGAAAGAATTATATCGTACCGTGGGAAATCTACGATACGGAACCCAGTTCCTGTACGGATGACGAAATCCGTTATCTCGCTTTTGACAAGCGCGCTGCTATCCGTGTGAAGCACAATGAAGCCTTTCAGGTCGGTATCCGCAACCATGTGCTGCACAAACTGGCTCCGGAGGATGATTCAAACGAAGAAATGCCTGTTATCCGGACAACGGGTGAGAAAGATATTAATGGTCGTTTGAGACTGTCTTATAAGGATCTGGTCGATTTTGCAACGCTCGCAAAGACGTGGAACCTTCCCGTTACCGATGCCCTGTACATGGTGCTTTCCCCCCTGCACATGGGTGACTTGTTGCTGGATAAGGATGCGTCCAAGTACTTCTATGACCGTACTTTCTACCTTGATCCGGCAACCGGAAAACCGAAAGGCTTCATGGGTATCAAGTTCTTTGAGAATAACGACTGCCCGTTCTATAATGCGGAAACAGCCAAGAAGGTGGCGGAAGGCACAAAACCGTCTGCCGAAACGGACTTTCAGGCAAGCACGTTCTTCTATGCTCCGAATACGTATTACCACATCGAATCCGTGAAATCCCTGTATCGTCCGGAAACGACCGATACACGCAGCAAGAGTCCTACATCCGAATATCGTACCCAAACCTACGGTATTGTAGACCGTATTGAAGATTTCGGTGTTGGTGCAATTTTATCAGGTAAATCCGTATAACGAATTATTTTATGGGAAATTTTACAGGAGTAATCATCAACAAAGTTAATGGCGGGCTGGTACGGGATACCGATACCAGTGACCGCATCATCTTGCTCGTGGTCGGTGGATCGGAGATCGGAAAACTTGAATATTACAAGCCGGAAAACCTCAACGACATTACCGATTTGGAAGCACTTGGTTGGGATGATACCATTGATCTTGAAAACAAGGAACTGGTGCATTACCATACCAGCGAAGTCTTCCGCCTGTCTCCGGAACGTTCGCTGTATCTTATGCTGGTTCCGCAGTCTGAAAAAGTGTCAAGCCTGCTGACGAAAGAAGATTTCGTCAATGCGGTACGTACCATCAACGGAGTAAACACCATTGGTATCTGCTCACTGACTGCGGACGAAACAATCACTGTAGCCGTACAAGAGGCACAGAAGATGGTCAATAAATTCAGGGAAGACCACCTGTATATCGATGCGGTAATATTGGAAGGTGTCGGAAAGTATATCAATGCCATTGCCGATGCTGTCGACCTCCGGAAGTTGGATGCTGAAAATGTCTCTGTCGTGATTGCACAAGACCCGGCACGGGCGGCAAAGGATGAAGCATACCGGACACACGCTGCCGTGGGAAGCGCACTCGGAATGCTGTCTGTCCGCTATGTACATGAAAATATGGGCAGTGTTGATATTGAAAACCACCCACGGACGGCAAAGGGGACAAAGGACTATCCATTGACTGACAAACTGAACGGGCTTTGGCTGGATGCAGCCTTGAGCAATGGCAAACCCTTCTCACAGTTGAGCGTATCCGACCAGAAAAAACTGACTGAACAAGGGTATATCTTCGTCGGCAGCTTTCAAGGGTATGCCGGATTCTTTTTCAGCAATTCATGTACGTGTACGGAAGCGGACAGCGACTATGCATATATTGAATATAACGCTGTTTGGAACAAGGCGGCACGTATTATCCGCAATACCTTGTTACCGCGTGTGAGAAGTAAGGTGAAAGCTGACCCGTCAACCGGATATATCAGTAATACCACGATCAGCAGTTGGGACGCGCTTGTCAAATCCGCACTGGAAACTATGGTAACTTCGGAGGATATTGCAGACTTCGACATTTATATCAATCCCAAACAGATGGCTGTCAGCGACAAGCCTTTCAATATCAAGGTAAAACTGGTTGCAGACGGTATTGTACATGAGTTTGAGATTGACTTGGGTTTCACAAATAAAATCTGAAAATATGGCATTGTTAGGAACATTAATCAACAAGTTCGGAAAAATAGCCGGATGGAACAGCGTCAAGGTTGTCATGCTCGGTCGTCAGGTAGAGGGTATCACAGCCCTTTCCTACAAAGACAGCAAAGAGAAAGACAACATCTACGGTGCCGGTGAATTTCCTGTCGGTCGCGGTGAGGGGAATTACAAGGCTGAAGCATCGATCACCCTTCTGAAAGAAGAAGTGAACGCCTTGCAACTGGCACTAGGTTCGGGAAAGCGTCTCACGGATATCGAGCCGTTCGACATTCCGGTCATGTATGAGTATAAAGGGCTTGTCATGAAGGACGTAATCCGGAACGTCGAATTCACGGACAATGGCGTGGACGTTAAACAGGGTGATAAAAGCATTGCCACACAATTCACCCTTCTTCCCAGCCATATCGACTGGAATGTGGCAATGTAGTTTAATAACCGTTTAAAAGACTTTTAAAATGAAAGAAGAAGAAATGAAAATCAAGGCTGGAAAGCCTTACGAGGAACTGACAACGGAGGAAAAGGCTTTGATTGTCGATTTCACAGAGGAAGAGCATACGGAACTGAAACTGAAATACGGAAAACGCCTGAAGCATGTCACCGTACAGGTGGACGAGGATGAACGTTACGACTACCTGATCGTCCGCCCGAAAAAAAACATCCTGCTGGCTATGGCAAAGAAAAAGGATGATCTTGAAGAAGCAAATGACATCCTGATCCGGAACTGCGTGGCGGCTGGCAATATGGAGGCGTTGGAAGATTCTACCGTCTATACTTCAGTCCTGACCGCCATCGGACAACTGATCGCCGGACAGGCGGCTTTTATCAGCAAAGCATAGAGGAATATTCATCAGCGTTCGGTCTTGTCGAGGGAATAGATGCCATCCTGAAAAAAGTATATGGCTTTGACATCCCGGACAAACTGGACGAAGATGAATGGCTCCGGCTCTATGCCGAATACCGCATGTTGCGGAAAACGGAGTTGGAAGAATTTGAAATAGTAATGCACAATGCATTCGCTAAAGTTGTAAACCGATTATTCTCAAAAGACAATGCAAGTGACTCAATGGATATTGGAACTGGTTGACAGGATCACGTCTCCGCTACATGCGGCAACCGATGCAGCCGAAGAAGCTACACGGGTGATCGACGACACGGAGGAAGTGGTTGAACGTCTTGGGGAGACATCGGGAAAAACAGCCGGAAAACTGGAAGGGCTGGGAAAGGGAATGTTCTTTCTCAACCAGCTGAAGGAAGGTGTTGACAATATCCGTGATTCCTTTAACGACGCCATCGAACCGGGCATCCGGTTTGAAACTGCCGTTGCCGAAATGTCCGGTATCACCAACATGGAGGGGAAGGAACTGGACGTTCTCGCCACCAAAGCCCGTAACACGGCAAAAGCGTTCGGTGTCGATGCGTCAAATGCTATGGTCGTTTATAAGGACTTGCTTTCAAAGATTACTCCGGAACTGAAAAAAGCACCGGACGCGCTCGAAATCATGTCGAATAATGTAATGACACTTAGTAAAACAATGCAAAATGACGTCCCCGGAGCGTCTGCAGCCATGTCCACCGCCATGAACCAGTATAAGGTTTCCCTTGATGATCCGATGAAAGCCGCACAAACTATGACGGACTATATGAACATCATGGCGGCAGGAACTGTCGAAGGGTCTGCCGAAATCAGGGAGGTCGCGGAAGCATTGAAACAAACGGGTAGTGTTGCAAAAACATTCGGGGTTGAATTTGCCGAAACAAACTCCCTGATCCAGTTGCTTGACAAATCGGGGAAAAAGGGTTCAGAAGGCGGTATCGCTTTGCGTAACACGATAGTCAAATTGCAGGCTCCGACTACGGACGCGATCAAGCAACTGAAAGCTGCCGGGGTCAATATAAAAACGATGCAAAACCAGTCCCTTTCATTGACTGACCGACTGCGTGCCCTGACTCCGGTCATGCACAACGCTACAATCATGTCCGCGTTGTTCGGAAGTGAAAACCTTGCTTCAGCGATGGCTTTGATTGAGGGTGTAGACCAAATTGACACATGGACGGAAGCGATACAGGGTTCTACTTCTGCGGTCGACATGGCAAATAAACAAATGGATACTTATGCCGAAAAGCAGAAACGTATGCAAGCGTTTATCGACGACCTGAAGATCAGTTTCTTTGAATTTGTAGAACCGATTGCCCCTGCCATTGAAGTTGTGGGAATCTTTGTAGGCGCGCTTGTCACGCTCGGAACTGTCGCATGGTCTATTTCGCAGATCATGTCACTTGGAATAACAAAGATTGCCGGGGTTTGGATTGCGTCGATGGCTAAAATGGCATTGTCTACAATCGTGGGTAGCCGGCTGATTTCCGTCGCTATCATGGGTATCCCTGTCATCGGCTGGATCGTTGCAATCATAACGGCTGTCATCGCTTTCGTGGCTTTCCTTTATAACAAGTTTGAAGGAGTCCGTGTGTTCCTGTTCGGGCTGTGGGAAGTCCTTAAAACGGGCTTTCTTTCCTTTTTCAAGACGATTCATACCATCCAAATGGGAATCATTGAAATTCTGAATCCGGTTAACTGGTTCAGGGATGACTGGAGCATTGACGACGTATTTGAACGGGTAAAGAAAGAAGTGTTTGACAACGCTGTGGCAGTCGGTCGGGCATGGGAAGAAGGCAAGGAAAAGGGACGGGAAAGCTGGCGGAACAAGGACAAAGTCCCCGGACTTGACAAGTTCCAGCTGGACACCGCACCAGCGGCAGTCAACAAACCGACCACCGTCACAACCTCAACCGGGGGGACTTCCGGGAAAGACGTGGGACTTGGTGGAAAAGGTGGAAGCAGCGTGAGGAATATCACCATGAACGTGACATTCAACAATCATTTCAGGGTTGCGGCAGGTGCGGACATGCGCGATGTTGCGGATAAGGTCAAACGGGAAATTTTAGCGGTGATAACCGATACAGTACCAGCAATAGGATAAAGTTATGACAGGAAATACAGCGTTAAATATTGGTGCATTGTTCACGGAGGTCTTCGGGATTTCATCTCCGATTTATCTTCCGTGGGGACGAACCCTGCAGGATTACGATCCGGGGAAATACATCGGAGTGACAACGATTCCGGATGCCGAAGCCGAAGCATACAGTTGGATGGGGACTCCGGTCATCGGGACGTTTACCCTTGACGGTAACAAGCAATACAGCACCTATAATCCGGACGGGTCACGCGGCACGATGAATATGGCTAGTTTTCCGATGCCGTATGCAACGATCGTGGACTTTTCGCGCTCGATGAACTGTTCAAAAACGAAGGTATTGGGTGTTCACGGAACTGTAAAGGAAGTCTACGGGCTCGACGACTGGAAAATCAATATCCGGGGATTCTGCATAGCAGACAAAAGCCGGGAAGGTTATAAGACGGTTGCCGAACAAGTGAACGCGCTCTGCAAGTTCCGCAAAGTGACGGAAGCGGTCGGAGTTACGGGAAGCATCTTCAACAACAAGGAAATTTACTCCATTGTCATTGATAACATTTCGTTCAATCCGATTCAGGGAAACAGCAGCGTAGTTCCGTTCACGATAGAAGCAACGAGTGATAACCCTTATGAACTGACACTATGAGCTATATGATGTGCAGCCGGATCACATTCCCGGCAAACAAGAGACGCGAGGAACTGGTCATCTATACGATTTCGTCGGTTCACATCGAAAGTTCATGGAAGATGCTGACAGACTCTGCAGAAATAGTCCTTCCCAGGCGTATCAAATACTTTGCCGGAAAAGACCTGAAGGAACTGCTGTCTGCCGGGGATCAGGTGAAGATTGAACTCGGATATGATTCCAACCTGTACACGGAATTTGAAGGATATATATCGCTGATCGGCTGGGGTGTTCCAGTGACGATCCGGTGCGAGGACGAAATGTATAACCTGAAAAGAAAAACAGTGTCCTATTCCGCAAAGAATGTCACACTGAAGAAACTGCTTGCAGACGTTGCCAAAGGCTATGAGGTGAAAACGAACTATGATGCTGAACTTGGTGCGGTACGGTATTCTTCCAGAACGGTCGCGGAAATCCTGAACGACATCCGGAAGAAAACCAACCTCCACTGCTATTTCATCGGTAAAGTCCTGTATTGCGGAAATGTCTATTCCGAAAAGGTCGACACCGAAAAGGTGAAAATCGTACTGGAAAAAAATGCCGTCAGTCAGAACCTGAACGAAACCAACGGTGAATTTCAGGTCAAGGTTGTCAGCATCGGTGCTGGCGGCAAGAAACTGGAAGCAAAAGCCGGAACGGAAGGAAGTGAGGTCTATAACCTGACTTACAATGAAAAAGGAAAGTCCGTCAAGGTCGAAGACCTGAAGAAGTTCGCCAGAGATTTCTATGAAAGCCTTAAAAAGCAGAAGTACCGCGGGGGCGTCGAACTGTTCGGGATACCTGTCGTCCGTCACGGTATAACGATTGACCTGAAGAGTGAAATAACTCCGGAAATGAACGGATACTATTACGTTGAGAAGGTGACAAAGGATTTCAGTGACGATGCTACATACAGGCAAAAATTAGAGTTGGGAGGACGTGCGGAATGACTACGGATGAACAGTTACGTGATGCGCTTGAAAAATGGCGCGAAGGGGCTAGACAGGCGCAATTGCGCTGGGTAACGGTAGACAAGGTTGATAAAGAAAACAAGGCAATGGATGTGACCGGGGTCATTGACCAGCTTGAATATTATGATGTCCAGTTGGGAATGGGTGCATTATGCATCTATCCGAAACCGGGAACAACGTGTCTGGTCGGAATCATCGAGGGACAGGAGACTGACGCCTTCCTGATTTCTGCTGATGAGGTGGACGAAATTGTGCTGAATGGCGGGACATTGGGCGGACTGGTAAAAGTCGGGGAACTGACGGAACGGCTGAACCTGATTGAAAAGGACATCAATTCATTGAAGCAGAAATTGTCAGGATGGACACCTGTACCGAACGACGGGGGATCGGCTTTGAAAACGGCATTGTCTTCCTACATTTCGGAATCACTAAAAGAGACACAGGTCAGGGACATTGAAAACGAAAGGGTGAAGCAATGAAAGGATTATTACTCGACAAGGATGGTGATATCAGAATTGTCCCCCATAAGGGAAAAGACGGGTTGACCGGGTTCGTAATCGGTGACACTCTGATTCAAAATGCGGCAATCGTGCTTGAGCTGAATCAGGGTGAGTTGAAAGAAGACCCGGTGCTGGGTGCGAACCTGATCCGGTATATCCGTTCACAGGCTGATAAAAGAGCCATTGAGAAACAAATGAAAATCCACCTGAAACGCGCGGGCATTGACTATTCGGAGCTGGTGGATAAAATAAATATTGAAATTACTAACGATTAAAATGATTGAAAATGAAAGCAAGTAACGATCTGATTAAAAAGTTCGGAGTAGACAAAATCATTCACGGACTGATTGGGATGCTCATTTTAGCCGTGTGCGTGGTAGCATCTGTTTTCCTGTTTGGGGTGAGCTTCCCTAGCGTATTGGGCGGCATGGTTTTGGGAACTGTATCCGCATGGCTGGCTGGTAAATGGAAGGAATCGAAAGACGATGTTCCGGACATGGCAGACATTCGGGCGACGGTACGCGGAGCATTGTTGGCAGATGCGGTCATATTACTGGTGTGGATAGTCTTCCGCCTGATTTTATAAGTATGTATCATGAAAAGACTACACGTACAGTTATGGATCGCAGTTTTCCTGTCCGTATCCGGAATGATCCTGCTGTTTTGCGGATTTTGGGTAGTACCTACGGGACAGATTGACAACTCGGTTTTAGTCGCCTATGGCGAAGTTTCAACTTTTGCGGGCGCACTCTTCGGAGTTGATTACAGGTATAAATGCAAGTATAAGAAATACATTCAAGGAGAAGACGAAACAGAAAATAAGGAGGAAAAGAAAGATGAATAAACCTACATACATTATCATTCATTGTTCTGCAACACGCGAGGACAAAGATTTCACAGAGAAGCAAATTAATGATTCACACGTAGCCCGTGGCTTTGGAAAATGGGGATACCACTATTATATCCGGAAAGACGGTCGCGTGATTCCCATGCGTGCGGAAAACGAAATCGGGGCACATGATAACTTTATCGTTCCCGGTGAGAAAACCAGTTATAACCGATGTTCAATCGGTATCTGCTATGAGGGCGGACTGGATAAGAACGGCAAGGCAAAGGATACCCGGACGGACGCACAGAAGAAAGCGATGCGCGAGCTCGTTCAGGACATCTGCCACCGCCACGACATTATTGATATCCTCGGGCATCGAGATACCAGTCCGGACAAGAACGGGAACGGCATCGTCGAAAAATGCGAGTGGATGAAAGAATGTCCCTGCTTCGACGTAAAGAGTGAATTTACCTCATTTTTACCACCTGTAATCGTTCGACCGTAATGAAAAAGATACTCGTTTTTTTACTCACAATCGTGGTGCTGTCCGTCTGTTCCTTCCCATCGTCCAAAACGGACACGACCGTCCATCAGGATAACACGGAGCAGAAGCAGACGGAACAGGAAGAAGTTTCTACGGACAAAGCGCAGGTCGACGTAAACAAGAACGTTGAACGAATTATCGAGATGATGCAGCAAATGGAATTCAACTGGCAAAAGACGAACTATTCGCCACCGGATTCGACCGGGAAACAATACCCGACCTCTACGGAGACAGCGACGGGAACGTCTACCAAACAGGAGAAAGAAACCTATAATGAACAGATTCAGGTACAAATACAGGAAATTCAGGAAACCCTGCTGACACTGAAGGAACAACTGGAAAAACAGGAGAGGAATGATACAAAGGTCGTTGAAAAGGTCGCGTACATTCCTCCGTGGGCAAAAGCCGTAATAGCAGCCTTTTTTATTGCATTTGTATTTTTTATTTATAAAAATGTAAGATGAAAACTGTAGTACAAGCCGGACAAACCCTGCTGGACATAGCCGTGCAGGAATATGGTACAATCGAAGCGGCTTTCATGCTTGCCAGGACGAACGATATGGGCATAACGGACACCCTACAAGCCGGACAGGAAATCGAAACCCCGGAAAAGGTCTATAACAGTGAACTGGCTGATTACTGCCAGCGGAACTCCGTTTGTCCGGCTACTTCTGAAACCGCCTCAAATGCGGTACGATTGAGAATTTTCACCGAACAGTTTACCGAACAATTTAAGTAATGGCTAGAACAATCGCAGAAATAAAGAAAGAAATGACGGATGCCTATATGTCAAACAGCATTATCCGTGACCTGTATGGCATCACGGGTGATGCCGACTTTGATTCGGTGTTTTCCCCCGTATCAATAGAAAGTACCCTGTTTTACATTTTTGCGGCAACAGCGCACGTCATAGAGCAAATGTTTGACCAGTTCAAATCGGACGTGGAGGAACGGATTGACGCCAATATCATACCGACCGTGCGATGGTATCATAGCAGTGCGCTGGCTTTCCAGTATGGTGATCCGCTGGTCTATGATCCGGAGAAATACCAGTTCCGGTATTCCGTTATCGACAAAACCAAACAGCTTGTCAAGTATGTGGCAGTCAAAGATCGCGGAGGAAGTATTCAGATACTCGTGTCCGGAGATGAGGGGGGACTTCCTTGTCCTTTGACCGGGGACGTTCTGACGGCATTTAAAAGCTATATGAATTCGATCAAGATTGCCGGGGTAATCTTGTCGATACAGTCAATTCCGGCAGATGACATCCGTATCAACGCGACCATAGAAGTCGATCCTATGGTTATCAACGCTTCCGGTATCCGCCTGACGGATGGTAGTAAACCAGTACTTGCCGCCATCAACGATTATCTGAAAGGTATCGAGTATGGCGGTAAATTCAATAAGACAAAACTTGTTGACGCGATACAGAGGGTTGAAGGCGTACTGGACGTCGAACTTGGAGAATGTGCCGCGAAAGCGTCATCAGCTACGGAATACAATGTAATTAAAAATAATAACTATACGGCTGTAGCCGGGTGCTTCATCCTGAACAGCCTTGAAACCTCCCTGACTTATGTGGTATGATTTTGACATTATCAAATACGCGCAGTATGTGCTTCGTCCGTCATTGAGGAAAAGGAAGATATTTGCAATCATATCCATCTTCCTTCTCCCTTTAATCTTCATTTACACCCTGTTTAAAAGCTACCGTAAACAGGCTATCAACAAGCTGAATATAAACGGTCAGGTGATATATATCGAGAAAGTGCTGAACGACAGGTTTTTCTTGAAAAACAGGGAAATATACATCACTGATATTGCGGGAAAAGAATCGTACCTGTATCACCGCAGGGAAGAGCAAATCCCGTCCTACCTGTATAAACGGGGTGAAGGAGTGGGAAAGAAACACATCCAGCAGCGCGGTGAAGGGAACTATTCGGGAAATTACATGGTGAACATACCGTCGTTCCTGTCAACGTATGAGAATGAGATTAAAAACTTGATTGACTATTATAAACCAGCCGGACGAACCTACGTCCTTAAAATATACGAATATGAATAAACTGTTATTTAAAGAAGGCGGACAGCCATTTTATTTGGATGATTTGGAATTTATGCAAGAATCCACAGCAGACGTATTGAAAGCCATTTGTTCCGGGATGAAACTGGGAGAGAAACATATTCTGTTAAGCGATCCGGTCAGCACGGAAATCCTTGGTTCCAATACAGTATATACTATTGTCGGAAATGGATATATCGTGATAGATGATGAAGTTTATCCGATAAAACCGGATATTCTTACTGTGCCTACATCACAACCAGTATACTGGGTGGTTGTTCAGGAAAAATTTCAAAATGAAATATTTGCGGACAATTCTGAAGCGCAAGTATATGAGCGCAGGTATGTAAAACTGTCAACAACATATACAAAGTCAGATATGTATGTAGGCAGAAATGATGTAGTAACATTCAGGAATAAAATATTGGCTATTGTCACAGATTATTTGGACAAGACCATAATAGAAAAGGACATGAAAGCCCAGTTATCCCTAAGTGAAGTCGTTTCCGGAAAAGCAGAAATCATATACCGGGCAAAACAGACGGGCAATGAAACTGTCTATTTTAATATCTTGGCTGCTGCCAATACAGGAACTCCCATGATAGCTCCTGAAGTGAACGGCAAACGGAGATTATGTACATTTGATTCGTCAGTAAAGAATATTTCCGGAGTGTTCAGTCTATCGATGTCGTATGCAGATTCATGGGATAATCCACAATCAATGATTGTTCAACTCACATTCGATAACGGCAACTGTTATATAGCTTCAGCAGATGGCAGCCCACTTGTCCAAATGCCTGCAAGTACTATTTTAATCGAGGATACATTAAAGATTTAACTGATAATGGCAACAATATACGAATTAAAAAGACGGGCACAGGAACTTTCGGCAAAGAAAGATTCCTTATCCATATCACCTGAAGAAGTGGGCGGCTTGATTGATGAAACGCTGGATGTCATCAACGAAGCGGAGAAAAACCTGATCGGGTTGGGGATTCGTAACACATACACCACCGTCGCGGAGATGAACGCGGACAGTACTTCCCCGGTCGGTTCTGACGGAAAGCCGTTGAAATTCGGTCAGATCGTGACGGTGTATGACGAGAACACCCCCGATGCAGTCGACAATGGTAACATCTACGCCTTTCAAAATCCGGGGTGGAAACTTGTCTCAACGACAGGCAACCTTTCCGTATATGCAAAAAAAGAAGATGTAGAAACGGCAAAGAATACGGCTGATGCTGCACAAAAGAAAGCCAACGAAGCCGCGGAATCCGCTAAAAAAGCGAATGAAAATATCGGAAAGCTGTCCGATAATATCAGCACGGAAGCGGAATCGGAAAGCGAAGACGGGACAGTATGGGGTAAACTTAAAAGCCTTTCTGACGATGCCGACGGTATATCACGGGGCGTGTCTTCCTTAATGGTAGATTTCGTACATCACTCAACAGAACGCTTCGACGAAATAGTAACCGACTCTTCCATTGTGTTGGAGCAGTCCAGTGCGCCTACTGAAGACGGTAAAATTGTATTTCTCGCCAGTCTGGGTAAATTTGCCTGCTTCGTTGACAACAAGTATTATCCAAGCTGGAAAGGTGTTGATGCCTATATGAATACCGACCGCACACACCCGCACGAGAATAAAATATACCTGTTCGGCAACAAGACCTACATCTACTTTGCCGGGGCTTTGCTTTCTGCCGACTCCGACGCGATGCAGTTAGCCGCGTCTGCGGACTTGGCTGCAAAAGCGGCAAAGAAATCGGCTGAAGACGCACGGGCTACCGCGTCTTCAGCATTGTCGCTGGCTAACAAAGCCCTGTCCGTTATCAATGTCAACGAAATATGTGGCGGCTCTGTCTATTCCTTGTCCGCAGCCATTGCCGCAATTACGGAAAGGGAGAATGCGGATAATGTCACTTACCGCAAACCGGGTATCGTATTGACTTATAAAATTGCTGAAGGTGAATGGGAATCCAAACAGTTTGCCGGATCATCCCTTGAAGGCTTTGCCACAGAAGCGAACTGGACGGACTTCGGTGGTGCTGGTGGCGACATGACGGGCAAAGGCGCAGTGCTGCTGGTCGATGAAATTGCACCATTATCAAACGGATACTATATTCTTCAAACGGCTATCAATGCCCTGACAGCTTACGAGACAGCAAATGAAACGGAATGCATCAAACCCGGTGTGGTTATCATCTACCGCACCGGAAAGGAAACATTCGAGTCCAAACAGTTGTGCGCGTCCCGTGCCGATTATAATGACTTGGCGGCATGGAACGACTTCGGTTCTGCCGCTGGGGGAACAGTCGAAACCGATTCCGAAATCATCAAGGACAGCGTGAACCCGGTAGCAGGTGGTGCGGTCTATGATGCCATGCCCGTCGACGTGGATGGCGAACAGGCGGAAGACGGAACGGTGCGTGTGTACATGAAGAACGCGGAAGGGTTTCCGCTGGGCGACGGTTTCACCTTTGCAGTCGGAACTGGTGGCGGTGGGGACGTTGCCGGGACAATCGTGTATATCTATCCGCAAAAGACCTCCCTGTATGCCGCACTCGGAACTGACGACCTGACAATCAGGCTTGCAATCCTGTCACGTACCGGATCGGGTGAAATGGTTTCATACAACAATATCGAAACCCTGCAACTGAAAGACAAGTCAACGGGGGAAACGCTTGAAACGTTCAACGTGAACCGGGAAAGTTCCCCGTCAGATACGGACTACACTTTTGTGATTCCCGTTAAAAGCTATTTCAGCGAAGCGATGAACCGCAAGTTTGTGGTCGTTGCCACCGATGACGGGGGAAACACCGCGCAGAAGACAATCAGCGTCACGGCTGTAAACCTGAAACTTTCCCGTGTATGGGCTTTGTACAAAACATTGCAGGAAGGTTCGGGACTCATCACCATGACGGACGTGTTCAAACTGTCCTCCGCCAATAAGTCAACCGTTACGGCACATATCAAAATAGGCGACGAATGGAAGCTGATCTCACAAACCAGCGTGGCTTCCACACGCTCACAGGACTTGCAAATCAACGTTTCGTCTTTGGGACTGAAACATAGTGCATATACTGTCAGGATTGTCGCACAGGACGTGGAATCGGGCGTATGGTCGAACTACCAGTTCTTTGATGTGATGATTGTCAACCCGTCAAGTCTTATGCCTGTCGTCGCGCTTGCGCATTCCGAAGAAACGGAAACGGCATGGTCAGTCAGGAAGTATGCAAACCTGAACATCGAAGTGGCGTGCTATGATCCCAGCCATGTCGCTACCGATGCCCATGTCGAAATACACAAGGTCGCGAAAGTTACCAATACCTCTACCGGAGACAACAGTGAAACCGATACGGTGCTGACTACCGTATCAGTAGGACGTAACAGTACATTCAACCTGTCCACCCGTGTCGACGGTTTTACGATTGCGGACAATATCAGGAACGTGCTGGGTATTTACGGCAAATGCGGAGCCGGAGAAAGCAATACGATCGAGTACTCCGTTAACAGTTCCGTCATAGACATCAATGGTGACTCCAGCTATATGATTTGTTTCAATCCGGCAGACAAGGACAATTCGGATCAGGACAAGTCATGGCTGTACGGACTTTATGAAATGAAGCAGACCGGATTCAACTATTCCACGAATGCCTTTGTCGCTGACAAGACCGAAGGAAAAGCGTTCAAGGTTTCGGATGATGCCACCGCATTGTGTACTTATCGTCCCTATAACCGTACCAATATTGAGCAGACCGGATCGACTACCATCATCAAGATAAAAACGCAGAACGCTGCCGATCCTGACGCGAACGTCGTGTCATGCTGGGACGAAGCAAACCAAATCGGGTGGCGTATCACTTCAAAATGCGTGTACTTCAAAGCACTCGGAACTGAACTGATTGAACGGTATTTCAAGCCGGGCGACATCTACGAGTTTGCCTTTGTCATTGAAAAGGCAAATGCGGAAGAGGACGGCAAAGGCTATATCAAGCTATATTGTGACGGTGACCTGATTGGCGCATCCAAATATACGGCAGGACAAAGCGCGATCAAACAGTCCGAACAAATCAGCTTCTCCGGAACAGCCGGGGAACTGTACATGTACCGCTTGCTCTCTTGGGAAAAGGAAATGGCGGACGAACAGATCAATGACGAGTTTGTAATCGGCAAGTCCGATACGGACGAAATGATCGCTTTGAACAAAAAGAACGATATCCTAACCGACAATAAAATCGACCTGAACAAAGCACTTGAAATGTGTGACTGTCTGGTGGAAATGCCGCACGGGGATTATAAACTTGAAACGCTTGACAACGTAACGGATACGTCCACCAAGATATATACAGACCTGTACCTGTTCTGCAAGGACAAAGGTATGAGCCTTATTATCGAGAACGTGGAAACGACCAATCAGGGAACGACATCCGCCTTCTATCCGACCTATAAAAACCGGAAATACAAGCTGAAAAAGGCAACTATTCGCGCAATGTATCCGGAACGGGCTCCGCAGGCTTTGCTCGACGCGATTGCAAACAAGAAAATCATTTTGCGTGGTGAGACTATTCCATTCGACAAGGTTTGTCTGAAGGTCAACTATGCATCACCCGACAAGGTAAACACCCCGATTTCCCGTATCAATAACGATATGCAGAAGGCTTTGGGCGAGGAATATATGACCCCAGCGCAGAACGCGTACTATGCGGATGAAACCAACACGCTGGACTTGCGTACAAGTATTGACGGTAACAGTGTGCTTGTCTTCAAGTCGGATACCGGAAATATCAATGACGCGTACTTTTGGTGTCGCGGTGACTGGAACATTGACAAGGGAAATCCACCGACTTTCGGCTTCAAGGATGTTCCCGGCTACAATGCCGACTGTTTGAGTTATGGCGACTTCACCGACCTTCCGGACGTGACGGAATCCTATTTCATGTCCCATGCTGACGACTACGATCAGGATACGATCTACATGCTTTCCAAATCGACGGACGCTTCGTACAAGTTCATGGAATACGTCGACGGGGCATGGAAGAACACTACCGGAACAATCTCTTTCAACGGCAAGAAAACGGTCGTTACCGGACGTGTCCTGAATCCGGTTGAATGTGTTGAAATGCTTGATTATGAAGGTATGTGCATCTTCGATGATATCGACAACTTCATGACCATGCAGTCGACGCACAGCAAGTGGGTGAAAGGCTTGTACGGTGCGGAACTGTCAACGGAAAGCCTTGTTCCCAAATGGACGATGTTCTTTGAATTCCGTACACCGGACGATGACGGCATGAACCTTGCCTATGCGCTTGGAAAGAAGACACCGTACCACTGGAAACAGTTCTGCGAATGGGTGTATTCATGTAACCCGAAGAACCGTATGGCAGGCGGCAAAATCAGTATCAACGGGGCACAGGTCAGCGATACGCTCGAAAACCGATACCGGAAGCTGGTTGAGGAAATGGACAAGTATTGCAGCGTGGCTTCTTTCCGCGCATACCTAGTCCGTATCCTGTATCATTCAGGCGTCGACCAGTTATCGAAAAACAGCATGTGGGCTTTGTACCTCTGCCCGGACGGTATTTACCGTTGGTACATGAACCACGATTATGATTCTGACAGTACGAACGGAAAGAATAATTCCGGTATCTTCAAACTTCCGTATAACGTGATGCTTGACAGCGTCATGGAGGGGGAAAACGTATTTGCCGGACGTATGAGCGTCGTTTGGCAAGGCATGTGGCGTTATGATCAGGTCGGACTTGCAGCGACCGCGGAGAAAATCCGCACATCGCGCCTTCCGGGTGGCGAGTCCGCTTTCTCCTACGAAGCTGTTCTGCGTGAATCGGAAGAAAAAGACCACCTCTTGATCCCTGCGATCGTCGCCTGCCGTGATTCCGTGGCGACGTATATCACCAATCCG